GACTACGCGAAGGATGATCCGAATTGGTTTGGGCAGGTGCTCACGGTCGAGGACACGGGCGCGATCCCGATCGAGGCCATCCAGCGCGAGCGCAAAGAGCTACGCATGGAGCGCGGCGACAAGGAAGCCGAAGCGATCATCCGACAGGAATACTACTGCGACTTTGATGCAGACATTCCTGGCGCGTACTTTGGTGAGCTGATGAAGTCAGCGGAGGTGCAGGGCCGTGTCGGATCGTTCCCTCATGTGATCGGCCAGCCGGTCGGCACCGCATGGGATATCGGCGTCGGCGACAGCACGGTGATCTGGTTCTACCAGTTGATCGGCCACAAGGTGCGCATCATCAACGTGCTCGAGGGCAGTGGCGTCGGTCTTGAGTGGTACGCGAAAAAGCTACTCGCGATGGATTACGTCTACTCGGACACGATCTGGCCGCATGACGGCGCGGTGCAGGAGTGGGGCAGCGGTCAATCACGAGTGCAGGTTGCGGCAGGCTACGGCCTCAAACCTCGCGTGCTCGAGCGTGACAGCGTGGACGATGGCATCCAAGCGGTGCGTATGATGCTGCCGGCGTGCGAGTTCAACACGACACCGGACACGTTCCCAGGCGAAACACCAGACGATGCGAAAGCTCGCATGACGAGAGCGATGGATGCAATCCGTCAGTATCGGCGCGAGTACGATGACAAACTCCAGCGATTCCGCGATAAACCGCTACACGATTGGACGTCACACTTTGCGGATGCGCTCAGATATTTGGCGAAGGGACGCCAACCATTCCGCGGCACACAGGCTCGGACAATCAATGCGCCGAGGCAGGCAGTAGCAGATTACGCTGTGCTTGGGTAGACTTGCGAGCGCAACCCCGAGGGAGTGCTATATGTCAAGCCTATTCAAGCCGAAGATGCCCAAAGTTGAGCCTACACCGCCGCCGCCGACCATCGACATGGCGCAGCAGCAGCGCATCGAGCAGCGCCGATTGTCACGCCGCAGGGGCCGCGCCGCTACGATCATGTCATCGCCTGAGTCTCGCATGGGTCAGACGGCGGTCACTCGGTTGCTGGGTGGCGGCTAATGTCAACGGTTAAGATCTCTGCGCTTAACCTACTGACGCAGGCGAATCTCGACAGCGCGAATGACGAGCTGCCGATCGTCGATGACGGAGCCGGTGAGACGAAGAAGATCTCTCCGAAGTCTCTGGTTGGCGGGTCGCTCGCTGACGTAGACATCACTTGGAATAACATCGCGACCACGTTCACGGCGTTTGACATGGCGGTCACGGACACGGCGTCAGACGCAGCGTCATTGCTCGCGAACTGGACAGTCGGTGGCTCCGATCGCTTGAAGCTCACGAAGGATGGGCATCTGACGGTAGTCGGCTATCTGCGATCCTCGGGCGCGAATACCGGCGTCGGCTATGCAACAGGCGCAGGCGGTACAGTTACGCAGCTCACGAGCAAATCGACCGCAGTCACGCTTAACAAAACGTGCGGCGCGATCACGATGCATAACGCGCAGCTCAATCGTTCAACAGCGGTGAGCTTCACACTCAACAACACGAGCATCTCGTCGGGTGATGCGGTGATCGTGAATATCAAATCAGGCGCAACGGTGGATGCGTACACCGTCAATGTGACGGCCGTCGCGACAAACTCTTGCCGCATTCAGGTCTACAACCTACTGAGCGGCACCGACCTATCAGAAGCAATCGTTCTCACATTCGCAGTCATCAAAGCAGTTACGGCCTAAGAGGATCAGATCATGGCAGTAGGTATTGTTCTCGCATCAAACGCCAGCGCGACCGGCGACTGGGTAGCATGGCCGGGTGGCCGCGGTGAGTTCCGAGTGGAAGGAACATTCGGCGGCGGCACGGTCAAGCTCGAGTGCAAGGGGCCGAACGGCACCGCGCAGGATGTCGGCACCGACACCACGCTGAGTGCAGACGGCGGCGGCATTTTTGAATTAGGCGCTGGGGAGTTTCGCGCCAACATCGCTACGGCGACCGGCGTGTACGCGATGGCATTGGCTATTCCGTCACCGAGTTTCTAATGCGCACCTATCCTCGGGCATCCGAGCGCACAGTGGATCGCGATCGTCGCCGAACTGATCCCGGCGGTGATCAAGATGCTAGCAACCTATTGCTTGAGGATGGGAACGATATTCTTCTTGAAGACGGCGGGTTCTTGCTGCTGGACTACTATCCTCCAGGCCCTAACCTTTTACTGGATTTTGCCAAGGTTGGTTTTTTAGATCCGCGCATCACCTTCACTCGCGCTAGTCAGGCGACGTTGTTTGACAGCACGGGGACGTTGAAGTACGCAAAGCATAATTTGCTGTTGCAGTCGCAGGACTTTGGCACGACTTGGATAAAAGTTGATGCCACCATTACTAGCAATACTATCGTTGCACCTGACGGCACTTTAACGGGCGATAAACTAGTTTTAGATAACGGGGACACTGCTGGATATGTGTCTCAATCAAATAGTTATACATCTGGAACCGCTTACACATTTTCATGTTTTGCGAAACAAGGGGAGGAAACAGATTTTAGAATCATAACCCCAGTATCTGCTTTTACATTTTCATTAACCGCCGTATTTGACCTATCAACTGGGACTGTGACATCCGTAACTAGTGGAGGCACAGCAACTATTACGCCTGTTGGAAATGGCTGGTATCGTTGCTCACTTACTGCCACCGCAACATCTACAACAACCGGATTTTGTCAATTTCGTTCAAACTACACCGGAGACGGCACCTCTGGCCTCTTCATCTGGGGTGCACAACTCAACCTCTCCAACATGGAAGGCGGCGTCACCTCGTCGCTGGACACTTATTACCCCACGACGACTGCGGCCTACTACGCCCCACGCTTTGACCACGACCCGACCACGGGTGAGGCGCTGGGCTTGCTCATTGAGGAGCAGCGCACTAACAGCATCCGCAACAACACGATGCAGGGTGCGGTAGCGGGTACGCCGGGGACGTTGCCGACGAATTGGGCTTACGGGCAACTTTCAACGTTAACCACGGAAATTGTTGGAACCGGAATTGAAAGCGGCATTACTTACATAGACATTCGTATTTCTGGAACAGCAACCACAACTGCGTTGATTTACTTTGAATCAAACTCAACAGTTGCCGCGACAAACAATCAGTCTTGGGCAACGTCTGTTTTTGTAAAAATTGTCGGGGGCGGCACAACAAATATTACGAAGACAGCAACGACATTAAGAATGAGCGATTCTGGGGGAGTTAATTTGGGTTTTCTCGGTGGGTCATCAATTACTTTACCCACATCAGGAACAAGTTTATCGGCGTGTCGTTTTTCTTCTTCGCATACAACGAATAACGCATCGACTGCGTTTGTTATGCCTGCATTTGCTTTAACTGCCGCAGGCGCAATCGACATCACCCTCCGCATCGGCCTGCCCCAGCTAGAACTTGGCGCATTTGCCACCAGCGTGATTTCGACCACCTCCGCCTCTGCCACGCGCAATGCGGACGATGCCAGCATGGTGGGGACGAATTTCTCTAGCTGGTTTAATAATGCGGAGGGGACTTTTTATATTGATTGGAGACGAGACACCACATCTAAGGCTGCTGCTGGCGGTGCCAGCAGTGTCCCAAGAATTTTTGCAACAGGAAGTTCTGGGGCTGGAGTGCAGCAACTCCGATTATTTAGTAGCACGGGAGCCGAAGTAACAGGCCCAAGTACTTATATGGCTTCTACTTGGGCGGTCAATGAGCAAAATAAACACGCCATTGCGTATAAAGTAAATGACAACGCAGTGGTGCGAAACGGCGGGGCTGCGGCAACGGACACAACATCTACAGCCGTCACTGGTGTAGATATGTTTTCTTTGGGGCAAAACACTTCCGGCACTGGCAATGCGGGGCAATTGTTTATTAAGAAATTTGCCTACTACCCGCAGCGCCTAACGAACGCCCAGCTCCAAGCACTCACAGGTTAACGAGGGTTTCCTATGGCTGACAAGAAAATCACAGACTTTACGTCGCTGACTGAGGCGCAGATCAGCGCAGCGAACGACGTGCTCGTGATTGTTGACGCAACGGGGCCGGAGACCAAAAAGGCTACGGTCAGTGCAATCGTCGGAGCAGGACTTCTTGCGGGCGTCGGCGAAGCGCATATCGACAACATCGAGATCAACGGCAACGCGATCATCTCGACCGACACGAACGGCAACATCGATCTCACACCGGACGGATCGGGCGAGGTCAATATCAGCAAGGTTGATATTGATCTAGGCACGATTGACAACACGGTGATCGGCGGCTCGACACCAGCAGCCGGTACGTTTACGTCGGTTACGTCTAGTGGCAACGTCACTATCACTGGCACAGGCGGTCTCGGTTATGCGACTGGATCGGGCGGCACAGTTACTCAGATCACCAGCCGCACGACTGGCGTCACACTCAACAAGACAAACGGCGCGATCGAGCTATTCTCGGCAGCCGGTACGACGAGCTGGCAAACGTTCACGGTAACGAATAACACGGTGGCCGCGACCGATACGGTGATCGTTAGCCAGAAGTCAGGCACCGATCTCAACATGATTCACGTTACGGCAGTGGCAGCAGGGAGTTTTAACATCAGCTTTGCAACGACTGGCGGCACTACGACCGAGCAGCCGGTGTTCAATTTTGCGGTTATCAAAGCCGTCACTGCGTAACGTAAGAGGTCGATATGGCAGATATGCGTGCGGATGAGGTTCTCCAAGGTTACGACAAGCTGAAAGGCAACCGCGGCACTTGGGAGAACCACTGGCAGGAAGTGGCCGAGCGCGTCTGGCCGACAATGGCCGAGATGACGGGTTGGCGCACGCCGGGCGAAAAGCGATCCGAGAAGATCTTTGACTCGACCGCGCAACGCGCACTGCCTCGCTTTGCGGCCGCGATGGACTCGATGCTGACGCCGGTCACTCAAGTCTGGCATGGTCTCCGCACAGGCATTCCCGAACTCGACGATAACGTCGAAGTCCAGCGTTGGTGCGACAACATCCGAGACATCATGTTCCGGCAGCGCTACGCACCGAGCGCAAACTTTGCGAGTCAGGTGTTCGAGTGCTACATGAGTCTCGGCGCATTCGGTACGTCGGGCCTGTTCATCGATGAGATTCCTGGCGTCACGATGCGCTACCGAGCGATCCCACTCTCAGAGTTAGTCATCGACCTTGACCATGTGGGGCGCGTCGATACGGTGTATCGGTGCTTCCAGTTGACCGCTCGCCAAGCGGCGCAGCGCAAAGAGTGGGCCGAGAAGTTACCGCGAGGTATCGTCGAGCAGGCCAACAAAAACCCAAACACGCAGTTCGAGTTCGTCCATTGCGTGCGTCCGAACGAGGACTATCGCGAGGGTATGGCTGGCCCACAAGGGATGCGTTACGTCTCGCGTTATGTATCTCGCGAGGGTCAGGTACTCCTCGAGGAAGGCGGCTATCGGGTGATGCCGTATGCGGTCGGTCGCTATGTGACGGGGCCGCGAGAGATCTACGGCCGCTCGCCTGCAATGGAAGCGCTCGCCGATATAAAGTCGCTTCAGGAAATGGAAAAGACCATGTTGCGCATGGCGCATCGACTGGTTGATCCTCCGCTGATCCTGACTGAGGAAGGCGCGTTCAATGCGTTCTCGGTGCGACCCAATGCGT